CAAGAAATGTTCAAACGCGGCACGTACTGCTGGAACTTGCAGCGTTTCCTCTGCTTCCTTCATCATAGCCTTCATACCAGCGGCCACACAATCGTGAACACTTACGCCACGAAGTCCAACCATTTGATCATCAAATTCTTTCTTGAGTTGGTCCCACGCTCTACGCTGGCCTTCGGTAAGTGGCTGTCTACTAGGCTGCAATTCACTGGCCTTTATAATTTCTCTAGCGATTTCTTCTTCAGCAGCGCGACCAGCGGCAATCATTGCCGCATAGTTTGGATCTATACGATACCGTGTTAATTTCCCACCTGGGTGACACATCACCAGATGATTACCCTTGGGGTAGGCATCCATCAAATCTTGATCGTACTCGTACACAGGCACATACCTGCGACCGATCTTCTCGTAGTAAGTCTTACTCATTCTGCATCAACCGTTTTCAGAAAGAATCGTTTAGCATGTTCTGGATTATCTCGGGCGAATGCGATCAGCGCAGTTGCCAATACAGTAACTTGTCGCTCAGACATATCCAGGTCATAAGCATGATCAATAGTGTGAATGCACTCATGCAGCAGTGTGTTCAACATTGATTCTGGACTGTTTGAACTGTTCAGCCAAATTTCTTGAATATCACTGTGACATAGCCCAAGTTCATTAGGCATCTCAATAGAAGATTTCATAATGATTTTGTGATCTACGCCACAGATTTTTACAGTTTCGGCGCTACGTACTTCAGATTTTGCTTTAGACATTATTGCTCCTTAGGCTCCCAGCGATTATTAATGTAGTCCCAGTGTCTATTATCGCACAACTTTATCACAGTTGTATATGTGAAAAGAGTAAACTCAACGAAGGGACCAATATGATCCTCACCTCGCCACTTTGTCGAAAATAATAATCCGAATAATTCCCAGGAACACTTGTATACCTGAATTTCAAGTGATTTGTTGGTTGTTAGACGGAAAACTTTGAACCACATATTCTTAAATAGCCCTTTGCTCCACGGATTTTCAATCATGAACTTGAAGGAAATCACTTGGATTCTCTTAGTTCTTTAAGCATGCGACGATACCACTGTTCAGCGTCCTGTTCATAATCAAAATGCGGGCTGAGTTCTAGATTTTCATCATGATCATCGACCCACACATATGTTCCTTCATAGTCATCACAAATAAGTTTCATGTCCACAGACTCCTACGAATCTTGATCAGACGAATCAGCATTTCAGTATCCTCAGCAGTATACTGGTCTTCAATTTCACCACAACGATCAAGCATGCGGGAGGTTTCTTCCTGTTCTTCAGGAGTCTTTGCTCGTCCGAAAAGCATGATATCGTGATCGTTGTTTTCTGCAATCTTTGCCCTACGATCCTCGCAGTACTGTGTCCAGCCACTGACATCATATGGATCAGGTCGAGCAGAATACACGTTCTTCCACCAGTCGTAAAGAGCGATAATTTCCTGTGCTGCTACTGCTTGTGGAGTAGGCGCACCGTAGTCAGGATCGTCTTTATCAACCCATTCGCCGTCATGCTTAAGGCCAGCAGCCCAGCGCAGATATTCTAGGCCTGCTTCTGGACACCGCCATGTACGCCAACGTAGCCAACCACGACGATACCAAGGAACATTGAATTTGGTCTTTGCCTCATCGCTCCATAGACAGTGATGCCACGCTTGTTCAATTTCCACAAAATCTACAAGTTCATTAAATAGACAGGGAAGAAAACGGCTGCCAACATCACTCCATTGGCCAGGCTTGATGTCTTTTGGGTGCGCAGTCAGACTATTGGTACGACTAACCCAACGATTGTTAACATAGTATCTAACATCGTTTAGTTTATCCAGAGGCCAGTGAAGAAAGCCCTGAATATAATCAAGACCTTCTTCGACAATCCAGTAGCGAACGGAATGTGCACTTTTGGCAGTCTTGTGCCATGCATCCCACGCCTCAGCAGTTCCGACTACAGGTTTGGCGGTACCGCGAAGCCAATCAGCAAATTTGGAACAACTCCAGTAGTGTGTTCGTTGTCTCATTTACTTTGATCCTTTTCTGGTAATTCCTGTGTCCAACTACGCAGATACTTCATTGCGAATTCTAGTTCATCCTCTGGATAACCATAACGAATGAGCCATTCGCGCACAGTTTCGCCACTATTTAATACCAGTGCACGAGGGAACCCATATCGCCAGCCACCTGGCGGGTCAATCATAGTTACGTAGTTTGACATAGTACTCCAGTATAAGATTGATTCAACCATTTTGTATATTGATCGCTGAACTCACTGATCTTGTTCAACTCATATTTTCCACAGAATTTCAATAAGTGAAAGCCAACACCAGATACGTGCGCCGTGTTGAGACACGAAGCAATCTGTGTATCAACGGCATCCTTGATTTCTTGAGGTTGTGCACTTAGATCGATCAGCACACGATTACGCTCGTAGTCATTTCGTACACAATGTTCGACACCATCCGGATCAACCCAACGTTGAAGCATCATGTTGTTCCAGCTGAAGCCTTGCTTGTTACGATCAGCATATGCTTCGATCAGGCCAACTTTGTTCTTGCTGCCCTTAGTGCGAACACCAGGATATGCAGAGAACACATTGTCGGTAGAATCGCCACGCATGATCTTTTCAAACAAGATAAAGCCAGGATCGCCAAGAGTTTTTGGCTCTTTGGTCTTCTTATCAATAACAGGGCGATTCTTGGCGTCGAAGATTCCATCAAGGGTGATCAACTCTGCGGTAATGCCATTGTATTGCTTGACATTGGGCGCAATCAACTGTGCGAAGTCACTGTCGCTAGAGATGATGAAGTGTTCATCGTGTGGATGCAGAGCAATGAAACGTGCAATGATGTCATCTGCTTCTGCTTGTGGGTGCCTGATAACGCTAGCGTTAGTCTTCTCGCTCAAGAATGTAGTCAGAGATTCATAGGTTTCCCAGAACAGTTTGCTCTCATCGATCTCCGCTTGAGACAGTTTACTCTCATCAACGCGACGATTAGCCTTGTACGGCTTGTAGAAGTCTTTGCGCCAACTACGGCCCTCAAGTGCGAACACAACATGATCAATGCCAAACTGACGCACAACTTGATTGACACTGTTCAGTGTAATCTGCAGGGCCATGCCTACTTTTTGCCACTCATCGCTGCGTTTGCTAGCAATATGCTGGCAACGGAAGTAAGTATTGGCGGTGTCTATGATTGCGTACTTCATAATGTGCGTATATTTAGTGACAATATGTGCTACTATAGCACACCAGCGATTAGAAAAAAAGAAATTTGAGTAAAATCAACTGATCTCTGCGCGACCATCGCCGATGTTTTTCCGACGAATTATTCGCAGGTCGTTTTCACGATTCAGTGGATCTGCCACTAGTTGCTCATGTTGCTCTAACACAATGTTTCGACAGATTTGTGTGAACCATCTGTCAACGATATCATTGTCGGTATCGGTGTTCTTTTGTTTATAGCCGGCGCGAACTAAGTTGAGCACGAACTTGTCATTGAAGTCGATACTGAAATTTCCAGTATGCATGTCTTTAGAATCCATCTCGAATCCCATAACTTGAACATACGGTTCACCACGCTGTGTTGCCAATTCTTTTGGACTTAGTGTGACTACGGTCTCTTCCTTCTTTTTGCGAGGCTTACGCTTCTTAGGTGGTTCGGCAGCAGATTCTGCAGCCACTACCTTTGGAGGTTGCGGAGGCTTTGGTGGCTCTGCTGCTTGTGGTTGAGGCTCTTTGGTGAATAGTTTCTTTAGTGTTTCAAACATACTGGATATTTATTTGCGCATCGCTTGTTCATAGAGTTTTGCACTAGCAAGGTTCTTTGCCTTGCTTTCGCACATGATGTCTGCCCAACGCCAGTGTGTTAGTGCCCAATCGTTGACTGCTTCATTCCAGTAGAAGTCACTGTGTGCGCGCAACTTCTGCTTATTGTAGCCACACTCCATCAACGCATCACGGGCGGGAAGTCGGTCGGGGGCATGATCAACCAGTACGTCTTCGCGGCTAACACTATAATGCATAGTAGGGCGAACACCACGCCAACTGTCAATAACACGTTTAACACGTTCTGAGTCTGCCGAGATATATTCACCGCTGTGAACCCAATGATGATGAATATCGAGAACGATAGGCACAAGGTCCCCAATAGTAAGACAAGTATCCAATCCATGACTTATTTCCTCGTTTTCGATGGAAAGACAATTACGGGCTTCGGGCGATAGGCGACCGTAAGCCATTCTGATGCCTTCTGGACCGGCACGGCCGGCAATGTGGACGTTGATTTTGAAGTCTTGGAAAGACTTGCCGTAGCCCATGAATCTAGCCATAGTTGCATGGTATTCAAACTCCTCTATACTGTTTTCTACAATCTGTGGATTATCGCTTGCTAGAACGCAGAACTGTCCGGGATGGAAGCTCAGTCGAACGTTATGCGCTTTCGCGGCATCTCCAATTGACCTGAAGTGTCGCTCCATGTATGCAACCACATCTGGCTGGCGATAGAAATATCGCCAATCTGGCTCAGTCCATAAAGGGCAAATATCACTGGACAAACGTACCATTCTAAGTGATTCATTCCAAGTTCCTACTTTTTCTACAAGTTTACGAGTTGCCTCGATGTTGTGTTTGACAATAGACCACAGTTTATCTTCAGCTACCGTACAAGATTGACGATTCATCCATGCGCGTGTAGTCGTTTGAGTGTTGTATTCTGGAATAGAGATGACACCCTTTTTAGGGTGAATCTCGGACAGTTTGCAACAAAATCCCAAACGACGAATTGAAGTAGACATGATGTACGGACAATAGTTGATATTGTCCATAGTATACGAGGAAGTGTGATAAAAATAAAGAAAAATGAGTAAATGTTATTTACTTTTTCTTAGAGCCTTCCGTCACACCTTGTTCTTTAGTAACGGCTATAGTAAATTCTCCACCGACTGGTTGATCAAATCGCCAATCTTTTTGACGGAACATTTTATAGAATGGACTGATAGATGCATTAAAGTTTTTACCAGTTAATATTCCAGAATTATTTAGATAAGAACTGTCAATTCCTTGCTGTTTCCCGTATTGACGATATTCGTCTTCTGCCCACCTAGCCTTAGGTTGTTTATAAATTGTAACCGATCCGTCATCATTCTGTCGCCAATTAAATTTATTCTCGCCACACCATTCTGCTAAACTTCTAATAATTTTTATAGCATACGTCTGTGTAGCATCTTTATCAATTTCTCCTTCTGTGCCTTCACCAAGAGAACTACGATCACGCATCAACCTGTCTAGTGCACCAGCAATATGCCGCGATCTCATTGCAGAGAGCGCCGCGCCTTCCGCCACACCTTGCT